CTGCATTAATATCAACTCCTCCACCACCACTTAGTGCAGTGGAACCACCACCTTTAAGATTTAAATCTCCATCAGCTTGCATTGCAACATCGCCAGTACCTTTAAGTTGAAGATCTGCATCAGCCTGAATATTTACATTATCTGCTGATTTAATATTAGTTACATCTTCACTCTGAATATTAATTAACCCAGCAGATTTAATATTTGTATCAGTTTCACTTTGTAAGAATATAGCACCTTTAGTTTTATTACTAATATTACCTTCAGATTCAGATATAATACTACCCTCACTAAAGATATTCATATCTTTGCCAGACATTAAATTCAATCCAGTTTTGGCTTTGATATTAAACTGACCTTCAGATTCTAAGTTAATCTTATTAGCTTTAAGATTGAACACACCACCAACTGCCATATCTGCATTACCACTAACATTTACAGTAGCGTTGTTGTAGATATTAATGTTTGCTGCACCAGAAACTTCTAAATTAAATACGTTATCAGTTCTAAGATTAAATGCGCCATCAACTGTTACATTATATGCACCTTTGACATATACGAAACCATTACGTTCCATAATCTCAAAGCCATCACCAACAATACGGTTTACCTGAGTTCCGTTGGCGTCAATCTCTGTGAAAGTGCCAGCCTTATGATGGAAGTTAATACGTTCAGCTTCTGGTGTATCATCAAATTCCATAATGTGACCAGACTCTGTCTGAGTAACTTTATTATATGGATATGCTGCGTTATATGGCACAGGAGATTGATCCCATGTACCTCCATTCGCAATGCGAACGCCAGTCTTTAGTGCTGCTTCTTTTTCAAGAACAATAGTTCTACCAAGATTATTTCCAAAGGCAAGACGATTGGTGTCTTGTTCATTTTTATACTTTGGATACTTACCATTAGGATCTTGGAATCCTTTGTTTGGGTCAACGTCAGTACCATTACTAATTGTTCCGTCTGCTTTTTTCTCACCGAGTGGTACTGGTTCTGGTTTTGTGGGCTCACCTTTAAGTTTAGTGAGCATTGCTTTTGCCTGCCCTGTTTCAGAGCCAGCAATCTTTTCTAATTCTTTAACCAAACCACCAGAGTTCAATGAAGACATTGGTAAACCAAGATTTGCAACTAAACCACTTAGTGAACCAGTTGGATTATCAATTCCAAGATTTTGAGTAATCTCAGAAATATTACCACCAAACTGAGTTAGTATGCTGGTTGCACCGCCAGTAATACCGCCAGTAATACCACCCAACACTTTTGTAATGTCTGCGTTTAAATCAAATGATTTTGTTAATTCACCAAACTGACTTTGAATAGATGACATGCTCGATAACAACGAGGCATCAAGATTACCGAGTCCACTTATACCCAACTCTCCAACAACACTGCTTAAGTCACCAAGTTGATCCAGATTACCTAAATCTAAATTACCAAGATCTCCAAAACCTTTAAGACCATCTAAATTAATAACACCTCCAAGATCTGCTAGATTACCTAAATCTCCAGCACCTGGAAGATCGGCCAAACCACCAAGATCGTCTGGATTTGGAAAGTCTCCTGGAACATCGCCACCACCACCAGCTGATGGTTCTGCTGCAGTTATTGTTGAATCATCGGCTGGTATATATTTTCTAACACCAGTATAATCACTACCCTTTTCTACTTTATCACCACCAGCAAGTGCGGTAGTTGGAGAAGGTTGTTTTGGATTATTTCTAAAATCCCACTCCTGTTGTAGAGTAGTCTTAATAGTGTCCCATTTTGTGTGAACTTTATTACCAGCTTTGTAGTAAGTTCCATTTGGTCCACCATATGGGTAACCCAAATGATACGGATCTTCAATTGAAGCAAATTCAGCGGCAAGTGATTGACCAGCATCTTTTAAGAACGACTCATCACTTTTGTTTGGATTTTTATAGTAAGCAACCAGTTTAGGACGTTTACGTGCAACAAGGTATTCTTGACAGATAATGTCTTGAGTTGTTTCAGTAAATTTTTGATTAACGTCAATGTTAAGTGCTTGACAAGCAGCTTTTAAAGTGACAGGAATACATTGATACTTACCAACAGCGAATAACTTATCTGGACTTCCTGGAGGCAATGATTGCTTCTCCATAATGTCCTTGATAGTCATACCAGTTAATGTTAGTTTCTCACCACCGATTGAACCAGAACCCTTTGGCGCATTACTACCACGATTAAATGCATCATATGCAGCAGCACCCGATTCACCTTTGGCAATTAAGTTTGCAAGTGGACCAACAATAGATTCTTTACCATCAATAACTTTACCATCTTTAATATTATCAGCAGTTCCAGCAGCAGCTGGTGTATCACCAGCAGTTGGGTTTGTTGAACCATCTGGATCAGTACTTTGAATTTTAATCTTGCCTGGATCATCAGTGGCGTTTTCAATTTGAGCAACACCATTTAGTGTTCCCATCATAATTGGTAGTTGTTGGTCTGGATCCATGAACATAATAAGAACCCATGATCCTTCTACTGGACCGATGGGTGTAGAACCAATACCAGAAACACCAGCTGATGTTATTGGTGATACAGGGAATGCCCATGGAAGATCTTTTGTAGGCAGTCTTGTTTTGTCTTCAGTATGAAGACCAACAATACGAACCTGACAACGTCCAAGTTTTAATGGATCATTACGATCCTCAACGCAACCAGTATAAAATTTGTTTATCATTTGGTTGCGCCCTTATCTAAGTTTATCGTCAATGAATCTTTAATCAATTGCATATGGCACTCATGTTTTTCTCTGTCAATTACGTGATTGATTGTGGCAATCAAATAGTTACCGCTAATAATGTTATCTAAAATATCTTCATCAGCATCGCTACCTTTGATTGGCTCTGCTTTATAACTTTTTACATTTACCTTCTGACCAACTGTATAATCAGTACGACCAGCAACTGTAATATTAATTTTGTATGCTTCTGCCTGTTTTAAACGAGAAACACGTTTCTGTCTTACACGAACATCTGATACATCATCATAGTCCGTAAATAAACCATTTTCCATTACGTCATTATACATTGAAGCACGATAAGTTGTATAAACTTTGTTTGACGTAACTGGGTATTTATTAAGGCGAGTTTCCTCACCAGCTTTACCCCAATCTTTCAAGAATGAGTGTTTTAAGTTAAAGTATTCTTTCTTTGCCAGATCCATAAAAAGCATGGTTGAACCATATGCACCATGAGTAACTCTATCCATGTAATCATGGCTTATTGGAATATTCATCTCAGCAATTCTTCGATAATCATTTTCAAAATTACGCTTTGAACCACCAGAAGGAGAAACGCTGTCTGAAGAATTATTATTTAAAAAATACTGAATTGGTTCTTGCGAATTTAATGTATCTAGTGAAACGAAGTTATACCCATAACGACTCTCATAGAAAACATATGTTGGCGACTTACCTTTGTTTTGAGCATGCTTTAAAAGATAATTTATATTACGGACTGGTGACCAGAAGTTTGAAACAAATTTAAGTTTATTACTTGTTTCTTCAATAAGAATTTCTTTGTCACTTGATAATTCGTCTTCACCTTTAATTAAAGTTTTGGCAATATCTGAAATTAAACCATCATAACCTTTTGATATTTTAGTATTGATATCAGCGATGGCTTCAATTGCAATAAAATGTAATTGGTAAACCATACTACGCTCAGCCATTATTTCGCGATCTGCCATTTTATAGATGTAGAATCTACCCTGAATAACACCAGTCTTTGGTTTAGATTCATCTAAAGTTGGTGTGAATAGTTTTAAGTCAATAACCTCTTCACCAACGAATGGAAAGTTGCTGGCAAAGTCAAGAGATTCTTGGAAGATTAATGAACCCGAAATAAAGGGTGAAAACATATCTTCAAAAATTTGAATCGTTACCAATTGATTGGCCACATTAAATTTCTTATTGGTGATCAGGGAAGTGATTGTTACCTCAGCGACATTAATGTCACCAGCATATCTTAATTGTTTTGAACTTCCAGTAGCAGTAGATTGCGTTGCCATAATTAAGTTTTCATTAATTTAGTGAACTCGTTCATTATTTGTTCAATGAGTGCCTTTGAAACTATTTTGATAGTGCGTTTTGTTTCATTAATACGATCTTCATGTGTAATATTGTCTATAGATATTGCTGACGGATAATCTGAGTTTACAACAAATCCATCCGCATCTTCATAGTGATGAATTGAATAAACTGCATTGGTACCATATTTGTCTTTACAATATTCAATCAATCTATCATAAGGCAATGGCCAATCATTTAAATAATCAAAACGCTGATTAACAATCATTAATGCCCAATGGAGATCTGGTCTATCGTATAGTTTTTCAGAAACTATTTCTGGGGTTTCTCCATCAACAATATCGTATTCATCGTATAGACTAATATTTTCTAAAACACTTTTAAGAACTCGTACGTTTGCAGTAATGTCGCGAACAACAAATACTTTCTCTTCACCCGAACTTCCAACTCGGAAGTTATAAAGCATCTCTGGTAGTTTTTCAAAATAAGCCATTAGAATTTGTCCTGAATTTGTGCTTTTGTCAAGATTGCCAATTCCAAGAACGATAGAGTTACGTTAATCTGAGTTGGCATGCCACCTTCAAACGTATTAAACATACCATTCGGTGTATAATTAACAGTTAAATCTTTTAATACGCAAGATGTATGACGATGTAAATTTAAGTTTTCCACGCCACCCTGATAGTAATAAATGTCAAACTCAGAAGGATAGATGAATACGAAGTTGTTTAAATCTTTGTATTCTGGGTGCATGTGTAGTTTAAACGTATTAATTATTTTTATTACATTATCAGCTTCGTCTGCATTTCTTGGAGAGAATTGATAGTCAAACGTAAATTCACGGAAGTTTACGTTCTTAAAGATTTGTTCTTTCTTTGGATTTGATGCTAGACCAGAAGCAGCAGATAATGCCGCACCACCTGGAGCCTGAAGAGCCATACTGGTTAGAATTGAACCAGCTGTGCCCATTAGATTAGATTTAGCACCACCAGTAGTGGCTGCTTTTGCGACTTCTCTATTCGCCATGGCTGCTGCTTGGAAAGCAAATGTGTCATCAGTTGCCCAGTCCATAGAGTAGCGAATGTTTAATTGGTTTGGTACATGTAAAGCGATAGCTGTAGTAATACGTTTCTGTTGACGAGCCATACCACCAGATGCAGCGGCAACTGTACCACCCTGAACCGCACCAGCTGCTCCACCAACTAATGCTTTCTCACCAGCATCTTTCCAAGAACCTTTACCACCAGTCAATAAAGTTTTTGCACCCTCCAGTCCAACACCAGCTACAGCACCCTGTGTGGCTTGAGCAGCACCACCTTCTAGTTTACTTAGATTTTGACCAATAAGGTCGCCACGTAATCTTGGAGGAATATCACCATCTACTACAGTTACTGCTTTATCTGTAAGTAACTTAGAATCATCTGCCACGTTAATATAAAACACAACATAATTACCACCGTAAACACCCTTGTTATCGTAAAGATCATCTGGGTAAGTTGTACTAGTTATATTGTATTTGTTTGATTCAAACCTGGTATTCATACCAGTATTTTGAATGTTTTTACCGTCTGCATTAAGTCTTGAACCACCACGTGCTGGGCTCAACTGTTTATTGTTCGAATCTTGGATAAATTGGGATGCCATAGTTTTCTCTAAATTGGTGGCTTATACATTATTTAGGCTCTCTCGGTTGGTCTAAATATAAATGATGTTATTTATTTCTATTAGTATTTATGTTCCATAAAAGACGATTCGTGCCAATGTTTCCCGAGAAGTATAGCGGAGACCCAACGAGCATCATAATGAGGAGTTCTTGGGAAACCAGATTTGCCTCATGGTGTGACAAGAATCCATCAGTCTTGAAATGGAAGTCAGAAGAAACAGTAGTTCCTTATCGTTGCCCAACTGATGACAGGATACATCGTTATTTCGTGGATTTTCAAATTCAAATTCGAAATAAAGAAGGTTTACTAAGAACATATCTCGTAGAAGTTAAACCAGCTTCGCAAACAGTTCCTCCAATATATCCTGGGAAACAAACTCAGAGATACCTAAACGAATCCATGGCTTTTATCAAAAATCAAGCTAAATGGAAAGCAGCTACTGAGTATGCCAAAGATCGTGGTTGGGAATTTAAAATAATTACCGAGCATGAACTTGGTATTAAATGACCTAAATAATTGAATGGCTACAACACCTAAAAATCCTACGATGCATGACGTCTTTGAGCGTAACAAATACGACCTCAAAACTTCGCTAAAGAAATCTCGTGCATGGTACTCTCAACAGGTATTGCTTCTTGGTAAGCAAGGAATCACACCACAGAGATTAATGCGAGAAGATCTTTCTTCTCTAAAGTCACGTATTATTCCTGGGAACCTGTATATGTTCGCATATGATCCGAAACTAAAAGCAACTCTACCTTACTATGATAGATTTCCTTTAGTTTTCCCATATGCTTCAGTTCCTGGAGGATTTATGGGTTTAAATATGCACTATCTTCCATACCCACTACGTATTCGTTTACTGGATAATTTGTTGGTATTCAAGAACAATGATAAGATGGACGGATCAACTCGATTAAAATACTCATGGTCGTTGATAGCTAATGTTGCTAAATTTAGAATGGCTGAACCATGTATTAAACATTATCTTTTACCACATGTAAAAACTGCTTTTAAGAAAGTCGATGTTAATGATTGGGCAACCGCAATGTTACTCCCAGTTGAACGCTTTATAAAAGCACCCAAAGAAAAAGTATGGAAAGACTCTCAGGCTAGCATATGAATATTTCAGATTTCGTATCATCAATCGGTAAAGCTGGTTTAGCCAGATCAAATCGATACACAGTAGAAATGTCTCTACCAGCAACGACTTATAATAATAACGATTATAGAAAAATGTTATTGTTATGTGAGTCGGTACAGTTGCCTGGTTTAAACCTTAACACTGCTCAAACTAGAACATTCGGTGAGATTCGTGAGATGCCTTATGAACTTAATTTTGATCCAGTTCAACTTGGTTTTTATGTAGATGGCGAGATGGTCATTAAAGGAATCTTTGATCAATGGATTCAAAGTGTTCAGCGTGGTAATACTCGTAACTTTAATTACTATGAAAATTATATTGCACAGACAGTTAAAATTAATGTTGAAGATCTAACAGATGATGTGAAATATATCGTAACTCTTTATGAAGCATACCCTAAAACTGTAACTCCAGTTCAAATGGGATATGATCAGAAAGATATTATGAAACTACAAGTTACTATGAATTATAAATTCTGGAGAAGTGAAATTATTTCTCGTTCTGAACCAGCAGATAGACCAGCAAGCATTAGTAGAAATCTGCCTCCTGATTTCTTTGCTGAAGAACAAAACTATGAAACTACAATTACTAACTTTACCGATGCGATGGGCAACGTAGCCTATAACTTCCCATAATTATAAAAATAAAGGAAAATAAAATGGCAGAATTAAGCGTAAGCGAACAGAAAAAAGAAGATTGGATGAATTCAAAATGGCGTCCAATGATGGGTTGGATGTATATGGGCGTATGTATGTTTGACTTTGTAATCGCCCCAGTTATGTGGAGTTTATTACAATCATTGAGTCATGGTGCAATCGGCACTCAATGGCAGCCACTAACGCTCCAAGGTGCTGGATTATTCCATATCGCCATGGGTGCTGTTCTTGGTATCGCTGCTATGGGTCGCACTCAAGAAAAATTAGCAGGAGCAAACAATGGCGGAATCTCCTCTACACCTAGCCCTGCACCAGCAGGAGGATTTAGTATGCCAACTACGTTTAGCACACCATCATTTAGCGCACCTAAACCAACCCCAATTACACAATCACCAGCTGGT